AGCCCTCAGTGATCGGCTTTATTGTTATCAAGGCGGTCCTCGACTCGATTACCTTGAAGAAAAACATGGCGTCTGAGAGTCACTTTGTTGGTTCGCGTGTCGAAGACCAGCACCGCTGTGAGTTCCTAGAGCGCAACAACGAGGCCAAAGGGGAAGGCATTGTGTTAGGTGCCCAGAAACGCCGAGGTGGCCTTAGTTCACAGAGACGGCACATCAAGAGCTCGATGCGTAACGAAGCGTCAAAAGGCCTCATGCCGGACTATGACGACTGGAGGCGCCGCGACAAGTTATCGTGTGGTTTAACCTTGGTAGAACTGTTGCGTCATGTCACTGGTCTTGTTGAGTATGTATATATATTAGAAAAAGCAGGCAAGAAGCCAACACGCTACGTTACTGCCTCTAAGTCTACCTTTGACTGGATTGAGAACTACAACGACAGCAAAGAGCTCTTTGAGCCGTTCTGGTTGCCCACTGCCGACGCACCGTTGCCTTGGCGTTCTATCTGGGAAGGTGGTTACGACACTGCAGGCACAGCGTTACCAAAGCTACCGTTTATCAAGACGTCTAACATGGACTTCTTGCGAGACAACGAGACCCGCCACGTCGAGACGCCAATGGAAGCGTGCAATCTGATCCAGGGGACACCGTGGGTAGTGAACCCGAAGGTGCTTGGGGTCGCACAGTGGGCCTGGGGTAACAACGTAGAGATCGGTGCGTTACCGTCCAAAGAAGACGAGGTGATCCCTGACGTTCCGAATGACTTCCACGAAGACGAAGAGGTAAACCGGAAGTGGCGACGTATGGCCGCTGGGATCTACTCGCGCAATGCCAGCACTAAGTCCAAGCGCCTGCTCACCAGCAAGATTATCTACACAGCCGAGAAGCTCAGTGCCTCTCGGTTTTTCTATCCGAGTCACTGTGACTTTCGGGGTAGAGTATATAATATATCATCGTCTTTGAGTGTCATGGGGAACGACCTGTGCCGTGGGTTACTACAGTTTGCCCGGAGTGAGCGCGTGGCCAACGACAACGACGCCAAGTGGCTTGCTGTTGCTGGGGCAAACGCCTGGGGTAACGACAAGGTCACGCTGGCCGAGCGATGGCACTGGGCCCAGAAGTTCACCGAGCGAGCCATGCGCATCGCCAGGGACCCACGCCAAGACCTCACCTGGACCAAAGCTGACAAGCCTTGGGTTTTCTTGGCGTGGTGCTTCGAGTGGGCCGAATACAAGACACACGGTAAAATTAACTCGACGCTACCAGTGAACCTCGATGCCTCCAACAATGGCCTACAGATTCTCTCGATGTTAACCAGAGATCCGTATGGCATGAAGGCCACCAATGTTTTACCGACGGACAGCCCAGAGGACATCTATGGTGTTGTTGCAGAGAATGCCCTGGCGTCACTCAAGGCCGACGGGGGTGACCTAGCGCGCGCCTGGGTGGCCTTTGGGATCGATAGGCGCACCTGCAAAAGACCTGTAATGTGCTATTCATATGGGCTCACTCCGTATTCTAATCGTGCGTATATTAATGAATGGTATGACGAACAAATCCACGGGAAAAAACGAGAGAAGCCGTTCAGTGACGACGTGAGATACCAAGCGATCCAACTGTTAGCCACGCATGTCTGGCAGGGCATTGAGTCGGTCTTAGAGAAACCTAAGCAGTGTATGGATTGGTTCCAAGCGTGCGCCAAGCTCATCGCTGATCAAAACAAAGCGCTGTCTTGGGTGTCACCAACAGGTTTCCCGGTGCACCAAGAATACTACAAAGTCCACAACCAGCAGGTAAATACATATATATCAGGCAAAGCGACGTGCGTTAAGTTCCGCGAGGACGACGACACGTTGATCAGTAGGCGTCGCATGGTCAACGGTGCATCACCTAACGTCGTCCATAGCCTAGACGCAGCAGCGCTCCACGAGACTGTTGTTCGGTGTAACAAAGAGCACGGAATCTACGACTTTTCGTTTATCCATGACAGCTATGGCACCCACGCAAACAAGTGTGACCAACTTTCTTCAACTTTACGTGAAGTTTTTGTTGACTTCTTTTCGCGAGACCTATTAACTGAATGGCGAAGTCAGCTTCAGGAACAACACCCAGAGTTAGATTTCCCAGTGCCACCAGAGTTTGGTGACGCTGAGATCAAACAAATTAAGGAGTCAACATACTTCTTTGCATAAAACCTAAAACAAAACTAGAAAGAAAAAGACAATGAGTAATAAACTAATCGTAACACCCGAAGGAGAAGCACTATACCCGCATCTCCATGAGCCAGACTACAAGTTCAACACTGGGGGTGTTTACCAGGTGAGACTGGTGCTGACTGAAGCAGAGTGGAACGCTATGAAAAGCGACTACGACGAACTGTATGACGCTGAGTATGCCAAAGCGGCTGAGAAGGCCAAAGGTGAACTCAAGAAAGACCCTTCGACACCGTTTAGACAAAGCGACGCGGGTTTTTACATTATGGCCAAGCAGGTCGCCCAGCGTCAAACCCGTGACAAAGGTGTTATTAATTTTAATGTAGCTTGTTGCAATTCTACAGGTAAAAAAATAAAGATGCCACAGGTTGGCACTGGGTCTCGCATCAAGTTAGCACTAGAGCCTCATGTCTGGGTTGTCAGTGGTAAGTTTGGGGTGAGCCTTCGCTTACGATCTGTCCAGATTATTGAGCTAATTGAATACGGATCTAAAGATTCGATCTTCGGTTCAGTCGAGGGCGGGTTCGATGGCGGTGAGGATTTCACCACAGAACTACACGATGAGGAGACACAGGGCAAAGAGAACGGGGATTTTTCGTTCTAGACTAGAAAAGCGTGTGGCCTCGGCCCTTGAAGGGGCTGGGGTCAACTACTCTTACGAGAGCCAAAAGCTCAAGTATCTGAGGCCGCAGACTTACACGCCTGACTTCGTGTTGCCTAATGGCATCATGTTAGAAGTCAAGGGTTACTTTGAGGGCTCAGACCGCACCAAACACTTACTTGTTCGTGAGCAAAATCCTGACGCAGATGTTCGTTTTGTATTCCAGAATGCAAACACGACGCTCAACAAGAACAGTAAGACGACCTATGGTCAGTGGTGCGATGATAATGGCTTTGAGTGGTGTGACGCAAAGAGCAAGATACCAAACGAATGGATCAACTTACCGCCGCCTTGACGCATCAGCCTTGCCCGGACTGTGGCAGCAGCGATGCATTAACTATAAATACTGACGACTCCACTAAGTGTTATGCTTGTGGAGTTTTTCGTGCCGGGAATGGAACACCGAGAACAATGGAAAATATAATAAATAATAATAATAATGACTTTATCGACGGGGAATACACTGCGTTAGAGTCTAGGGGTATCGACGAGGCTACTTGCCGTCGTTTCAGATACCAAGTAGGCCACCTTAACGGTAAGCCTTGTCACATCGCAAACTACTACGACCTGCCGGGCCAGAAGATCGCCCAGAAGTATCGCTTCGCAGGTAAAGACTTTCGATGCGCCGGAAAGCCCGATCATTTCTTCGGGCAGCACCTGTGGGCTAACCCAGTGCCAGGCTTTAAGCTTGTCGTAACCGAAGGAGAAATCGACGCGATGTCTGTGGCAGTAGCCCAGGGCGGTGAGTTCCCTGTGGTGAGCCTTGGCGCTGGCGCTCAGTCTGCCAAGTCGATGTTCAAGAAACACTTTGACTGGCTCTCTGGTTTCCAGGAGGTGATCTTAATGTTCGACATGGACGAGAGTGGGCGCAACGCCGTCGAAGAGGTTGCCCATATGTTACCTGCGGGTAAGTGTAAGGTTGCTCACCTGCCACACAAAGACGCCAACGAGTGTCTTATTGAAGGCAAAAAGTCTGCGATTATCGGTGCGATCTTTAGCGCTAAAGTCTGGCGCCCTGACGACATCTTGTCTGGCGTAGAGCTCTACGAGAAGATCGCCGAGCACCACGAGGTCGAGGCTTTAGATTATCCGTTTGAGGGACTCAACAGGATCACACACGGACTTCGCCAATCTGAGATTGTGACGCTCTGTGCAGGAAGCGGTATCGGCAAGTCACAGGTTTGCCGGGTGATCACGCACCACCTAATGAAAACTACTGACAAGCGCATTGGCTACATCGCGCTCGAAGAGTCAGTCGAGAAGACAGCCTTGAGCATCATCGGTCTTGAGATGGGCAAGTGTTTGCACTTGGAACCGTTTGAACGCGACGACGCCTTCAAGGATGCCTTTGATGCGACAGTAGGTAGCGGTCGTTTTTACGTCTATGATCACTTCGGTAGCCTAGCGTCAGACAGTCTGCTCAACCGGATTCGCTTCATGATCAAGACCTACGACGTTGACTTTGTTGTTCTCGACCATATCAGTATTGTTGTCTCGGGCATAGGTGACGGCGACGAGCGTAGGCTTATCGATAACACAATGACCGCACTGCGCTCTCTTGTCGAAGAGACCAAGGTTGCGTTGTTACTCGTGAGTCACCTTAAGCGTCCTGAGGGCCGAGGTCACGAAGAAGGACGAGCAGTTAGCCTGGCGGACCTTAGGGGCTCCCAAGCCATAGCTCAACTGTCAGACATGGTCCTGGGACTGGAAAGGTCGCAGCAAGCCGAAGACCCAGAGGACCGCAACAAGACAACCGTGAGGGTCCTGAAGAACCGTTTTAGCGGGGAGACAGGCGTGGCGTGTTCGTTGGCTTACGACAAGGACACAGCGCGACTCACTGAGACTCATGTCATGGACACCACTAACCCATTTTAAATGATGAACACAGCAGTATTTGACATAGAGACCAACGCGATCGGCAACTGGAATACCCTAGAGGGACTAGAGGTTGTGCATTGCATTGTCATCATGGACAACGAAGGGACCCACCGCTATCGCAACAACGGTGAGTGTAATAATATTAATGAAGCATTAGAGAGATTATCTAGGGCTGACTGTTTGGTCGCGCACAATGGCATCGGGTTCGACCTTCCGGCCCTGCGTAAAATGTATGGCTTTGAGCACCCAACTATCATCGACACAATGGTCTTAGGTAGACTCAACCACCCGGACCGTAAACGTGAAGACTGGCAAGAGGCTAAGCTCCCTACGTTTATGCGAGGAGCGCACTCATTGAAGTCATGGGGTATGCGCTTGGGTGTCCACAAAGACGAACACGGTGCCACCGAGACCTGGGAACACTGGAGCCAAGAGATGGAAGACTACTGTGTCCAGGACGTGGTGGTCAACGAGGCCCTCTTTGCTTACCTCATGAAAGACCGGACGCACACTGACCAAGACC